GAGTAGTAATAAGAATATAAAAGACTGGTGTGAGCATCTTGAGAAACACCCTGAAATACTTGAGGATGCACTTAGAAAAACACATCAGAAAGTCGCAGTATCTAACGCTGATAGAAGTTTAATACTTGCGCAAGGCCCTAAGGTTGTTGGTACAATAAAGACATGCGCTGCAGATACATCTGGTCCACAACAGCAAATGCTGAATCAGTGGATACAAGACCTTAAGCGAGGAGCTCCATGAACTTAGATCTAGTAAAGAGACTGGCAGATAGTTGGCGTCCTAGCGTCCCGAACGCACGGGACGCTACTCGTACTATGAGCCCACCCCTTCCTGTTCGTGTAGAGCCTAAAAGTATTTCTTATACTGCTCGCCACCGCGGTACATGGTTTAAACCTGAATATGACTTTGAGGAAATCCAGGTCGCGCAAGACACGGATTCATATATCTTTCGCGCTATTCAGAAGAAGGTTAACAAGGTAATTGTTGCTGGATTTGACTTTGTGGGAAATAATGCTGAGTCAGTGGCTTGGATCCAAAAGCGGACTGCAGAAATTTCTTACAGTACGAACGTGCCGTTCGATCATCTTGTCTGGGCGACTTATCACGACTTGTTTAGATTCAGTAACTGCATGTGGGCAAAAGTTCGAGATGCGGAAGCATCTTCTGGTGATCCTGTTGAGATCTCTGAGGATATGGTCCTTCCGCCTGTTGCAGGATACTTCATTTTACCTTTCGAAACTCTTGAGTTCAAAACAAAAGTAAATGGAGAACTCAAGAAGGTTCTCCAACGTGCAGACCAGCGCGAGCGCGAATGGGCTCCTCGTGATGTCGTACATTTCTATGTGAATCGGAAGCCAGGATTCTTAGTTGGTACACCAGAAATACTACCTGCTTTAGATGATATTGCCTTACTACGTCGCATTGAAGAGAATGTTGAGGACTTGATTGAAACTAATCTCTTTCCTGTATTTCACTACAAGGTTGGTACCGATCAACATCCAGAACGATATAGCCCTGATGGTACAAAAGAAACTGATGTTGTTCGTAAGACTATTCAGTACATGCCAGCGGGTGGCATTTACGTAAGCGATCATCGACATGTTATTGAAGCAATAGGAAGCGAAGGTCGGGCTCTCCGCATTGATGCTTATCTAGCTTATTTCAAAAGTCGGGCTCTTGCTGGACTTGGTACTTCCTCACTTGATATGGGTGAAGGCGATACAGCTAATAAGAGCACTGCGTCAACAATGTCCAAAGGTATGTTAATGGACATTGAGGCAATGACAAAGATCGTTAAGTCCTTCATTGAGTTCTATGTAATAAGTGAGCTCTTGATTGAGGGTGGCTTTAATCCTCTCGATCCTGAAGAAATGGTTTATGTTAAGTTTGGTGTCATTGACAAGGATGAGCGCCGAGCAGACGAGAACCAGCAGATTCAGTTGTTCCATGGTAACTTACGTACAGTCGATGAAGTACGTAAGTCTCTTGGAGATTCTCCCTGGACAGAAGATGACACTGAGCGCTCTCACTACAAGATGTATGAAGAGCCACTTGCTCTTATCAAAGTTATGGCACCAGGCTCGGCAGCTTCAGATACACTGGCAAGTCATCCAAGCTCAAATATCACCCCTCAAGCTGTTGGTAAGGAGAAGAAGTTTGCTGAGCAAACTTTGAATAAACAGCTCCAGGCTAAGAAGGCACAGGGCAGACCTACTTCTCGTTCAAAGAGCGGAAGCGCTAGGTCAGCCTCAACGAATAAATCTCGTCCAAGCAATCAGCACGGTACAAGATCTGCTCCCAAGACTAATAGAGACCTGATCCTACAAGATACTGAAGGAAATGAAATTACAGTTACTTGCGATTTTGAACCAGCTGCTGATAAAGTTGCAGAATGGGCTGAGATCGTCTATAGTCAATACAATGCTTTTAGAGGAAGCGTTTCGCTTGAAACAATAGCTAAAACAACTCTATGGCGTCTTCGGAGTGAAGAATGAGCGATAATCTAAAATTACTAAAGGACATTTTTGTCGTCCGGGCGCAGAAAGACCTTTGTGATCTTTCTGCTGAGGATAAGACTAAATTCTGTGATCAAGCAATGTCGGGTCCAACAGAACATAGAGGTATTACAGTTACCTTTAATCTAAGTTCTTCAGCACGTAGAATTAATAACCGTATATATACTCCACGCGGCCAGCGAGCTGGCCTAACCACTTGGACTAAGCCTTATGGCAAACCTATTCTGCTCCATCACGATCGTATGAAAGATCCGGTTGGGCGCATTGTCTCAGTTGACTATGTGGAGAATGATCAAGAAGCAATGCGCTTCTTCCGTAGTATCCAGGACTTTGCAAACTTCAAGGCAGCTGTGGAGTCGGATGATCCAAAGGCCATTTTTAAGTCCTTAATGGATAATAACCTAGTTGGTAACCCGGAGTGGCCGGGACTAGGACATTTGCGAGCAAGAGCTCGCATTACCGATCGCGACGCTATCCAGAAGTTTCTGGATGAGCGCTATCTAACTTTTTCTGCTGGATCTCACTCAGATCGCTATGTATGCTCAATTTGTAATGAAGATTGGGCTAAAGGCGATATGTGTGAGCATATGCCGGGTAAGATTACTGATGAAGGTATGCCTACTGTATTTATTACAGGCACCTTTTATGGTGATGAAGCTTCGGTAGTCAATGAGCCAGCGAATAATCTAAGTACAGTTCATTCAATCGAATTCTCTGATTCTGTTTCTACAGATAGGTTTGATCCACAGAGTCTTCGCATTGACCCAACAACTATCTACTATGTAGATTCTATTATTTCCACAGGAGAGTCTATGGAACATCAGGATTCAACTGAGACAGACACTTCTGGAAATGAGCAGCAAGAAGATGTTCTTGCTAAGGTAATGAAAGCTCTAGAAGATGCTAAGAAGGAAATTCTTACACAAGTTCTAGAGAAGATTCAGGCCGCTCAGACTCAAACACAGACTCAAGTTGATCAGCAAGTCGAAGATGAAGACAAGCCAGTAGAAGATGAAACTATTGACTGGTATCTTCTTGATGTAGCTCTCGATGCTGAACTTGGTGACGCGAAGCTCTCTTCCGAGAAACGCGAAGCTCTCTCAGCTAAATCTTTCTGTGGTCCCGGTCGCTCATTCCCAGTACCTGACTGCGCTCATGTGACAGCGGCACGTCGACTAATTGGACGTGCAAAGTTAAGTGCTGATCAAAAAGATCGAGTGCTAGCTTGCGTTGCACGCAAGGCAAAGAATATGGGCTGTGACAGCTCAGAGCAGACAACAACTACTGACACTACAGATACAGTAGAAACCGTATGTGCCTCATGCGAGGCCTTGCAAAAAGACTACGAGTCTGCTTTACTACGAATTGAAGCATTACAACAGGATCTAGAAAATTTGAAGAATTCTCAAACAGCGCTTGACACACAAACTGATACAAGCCAAAATGAGAATAGTGATTCCTCATCAGCTGAATTGCCTGCAAGAGTGGAAAACCCTTCTATCGCGGGACATGGAGCTGGCACCCAGGTTGCGGCAGCAAAACTAGGTGATTATGAGAAGAATATTGTAAATCGTTACTTAGACATTAAAAAGAATCAGGGACAGGCAGCAGCAGATCTATACCTAGGTCGTAAAAAGGCCGCCCGCCATGTTCCAATGAATTTCAACATAACCAATTTCATTCAGGAGAGTGACTAATGGCTACTCGTCTACAGACTCAGTTCCGTGTAAGAACTGATATTTTTGACAGCATCACTCCTCCACCATGGGTCCAGGACAATATTGTCGCTCCTCAGGGTGAGTGGAAGCCAGCTCCTTGGCTCCCAGTTGTCTTCACAAAGAGCAACCGTGATGCCGGTGAGGATGCTTTCGTTATCTCAAGTGGTAAGGTAGTTGCCCTCGATCGTCAGGGTTACGTAGTTCCAGCTGGTTTGCGTGGTGCTTTCAATAAGACCACAGCAACAACTGTTCTTACATACACAGACGACGACTACGCTTGGGGCGTTACTGACCTAACAACTGGTCAGGCTTATGCAACTAATGGTACAACTTCATATACAGCACTAGATGTGGCTAAGGCTCTTGTCGAGCGTGGCCTAGTGCCTGAAGATACTGTCTCGAATAACCCACCATCAAGCAATGCTGATGTTACGGCTATTATCGAGGCTTTCATCTCCAAGCCAGTAGGTGTTGCAGCTTA